GGGTGGTATCTTAGAAATACTAGTATCTGAGAAATACTGCGGTTGTTTACTAGGGTTTTGAAGTTCTGGGTGGGTGGTGGTATTTGTGAGAGACTGCCTGTTTGGTGGTTCAACTTTTAATTCATGCCATACTGTAACTCTATAAGCATTTGTTGATTGAAGGCCATCTTCAACTCTACCAATTTTTTCTAACCAACCTTTTTCGCATAAAGATTTAATTACTTTAACAACTTTATTGCGACCAATTTTTGCATCTTTAGCGATAGTTGAATAAGAAGGCCATATATTAGGATAGTAACTTTGTAAAACCCATAAAACAGCTAATTCATAAGGATCAATTCTACCTTTTAAAGCTGTTGGTAATGATACAAAGGGCGTTTTTTCTGGTATAAAACTCATGGTTCAAAAAATTTATATTGATGTCAAAGGGCTAGATCCAGCTCCGCAAGGAAGTAAAGTCTACTTGGGAAAGGGTCGAATGATTGAAAGTTGTAAAAGATTGAAGTCATGGCGGGTTTTAATAAAAAAAGAAATCAAAAAAGCTAATAAAGAAATGATAACTGGACCTTGTGAAGTCCACATTTGTTTTCGTTTATCAAGGCCTCAGTATCATTTTTTATCTAGTGGTGAACTAAGAGAAGATGCACCAAAGCATGTAATTACAAAGAACAGAGGTGATCTTGATAAATTAGTTAGAGCATGTTTTGATTCACTAAGCATGACAGCTATTTCAGATGATGCCACCGTTGTGCAGTTAAATGCAAAAAAAAGGTTCGTCACTGAACATGAAGAACCTGGAGCACAAATTTTAATTTTAAGTAAAGAATAGCCGAACAGACCCCAACCCGCAAAAGTTAGTCTTTCCCTTCAATAGCTTTGCAATAGAGAAGGTATTTTATCCAAAAAGGATTCGACTAAACTTAGAATAGCAGATTTATTTATGTAAATTCAGGATAAGATTGACTTAATCTTTTCTCTATGTTTTTATGGTCAACATTAAATTCAACCAATAAATCTTCTTTTTCTTTAAGTAAATCAACTTTTTGTTGTTTAGTTTTTTTAATTAAAGTTTTTAAATAATTTATTTGATTTTGATAATCTTTCAAATAGTAATTACATGAATGAATTTTTCTGTCTTGTTTTTCAAGAATTTGAAATTCTTCAGAATCTTTGCCCCATTCAATTGCTTGTCTTAAAACTCTTTCCCAATGGTTTAATTCATCACACCAATGTTCAGATTCTTCTCCACCTAATTCAAACATTTTAGTGTGGAATTTGTTTAGAATTTCGTATGCTTTTTCAGCACGATTTAAGTAGTGTCCTGCTTTCATGATTTTTATTTAGTAATTTTTAAGTAGCCAACTTTGTTTCCATTAGTGTCTTTTAATGGTTTAGATAGTGGCAAATCTTTTTTTGTTAAAGTGGTTTCTTTAGCAAAGTTTGATAAGTCTTGAAAGATTCTGCTAATTTCAGGTGCAGCATCTTCATAAAACATATCGTTATCAAGATTGATAGAAAAAGTTAATTTAGACATTTAATAGTACCTATCAGCTAATTTGTTTTCTACATAAACAGTTGTCCATGTACCAACCATGTCATCAAAGAAACCTAGTTTTTCTTGAATTTCTCTAGCTTCTTTCCAACTTTTTGGTTTTCTTTTTGCTGCTTTATCCCATTTACCACCTTCAGAAAATAGTTCAACAAATTCTAAAACTTTTTTGTTTCTTATTTCTTTAGGTAAAAAATCTAAAGATTCATATTCCATATTTCTATAAAACTCTTTTTGAGTATTTAAAATCCAATGATGAATAAATAAATAGTTTTCTGTAGAGTTCCAATCAACTCTTTCGTCACCACCATTTCCTTCTTGTTCAACAGCAGCGTAGCAAGTTCTACCTACACGAAGCTCACAACAATAAGAAATAAAACCACTTCTTTGGTTTTGTCTATGTTGAAGTTTTGAAACAGTAATTGTTTTTTCTTTAGTTTGTGTCATTGTTTTTTTTAAATGTTTATAAAAATAAAAAAGAAACGATTAAAAACCGTTTCTCTTGATGTCGTTTAATAAGTAATCAAATTCATCATTGATTGTTTTGTTGAATTTTAAAAATTCATCTTGTTTTGTAGTGTCTGCATTTTTTTGTAGACGATCAAGTTTAAAATTTAAAACTTGTTGAGCATCAACTTGTAAAAGATTGATGACGTATTGAATTTGTTCTTGGTTTAAATTCATTAGAATAACTTGCGGGTTATATATATATTATACGCCGTATTTATAAGTAATAGCTGTCAATAGCTCTAATGCGTTGCAATCGTAGTATTCTTAGCATAGCTATTTACAGTTATTGAAAGTCAGTGCATAATAAATATGTACTTTATTTTATGTTCAACCCGCTATGAACTTACTTACAAAAGAACTTCTTAAGAAGTTACCTCCTCTCGGTCATTCAATTAAAACCAAAAAGGAGCCCCAAGCTATTGTTAAATGGTTTACACCAGATGCTAACTTTACTTGGTACGTCGCCGAATACAACCCTGAAAATGGTATGTGTTGGGGATTAGTCGACGGATTTGCTAAAGAGTTTGGCTATTTCATGATTGATGAAATTAAAGCCTTACGAGGTCCACTTAAATTACCAGTTGAAAGAGATTGGTCATTTGATCCCGTAAATATTAACTCTTTAGTTTAATGAAAAATCTATTTCTTTATATGGCAGTGGGCTTTATTTGCTACACTGCCTTTTCTTCGTCTTTAGACAAAAGTACACAAATCCATTGTGCAAATGGAATACAACGCGCTTGCGCAGCTTTAAATAAATGAAAGAACAAATGAAAGAAACAATTCTTGTTCAATCTTTTAATTTAATTAAAGAACTTAAAGTAATTGTTCAAAGGCAACAGCTTCAAATAGATATTCTAGTTGATGATGTTATTAAGCTTAAAAATAAAATTAACACTTCAGAAAAATGAATGATGCAAATTTTCTTAAATTAAAACTCTTAATTGAAGAACTTTCTAGTGTTGTTGACAATCAACAAAAACAATTAAATCTTCAAAACGATTTACTGAACATTCAAAAATTCAAATTAGAAAAATTAGAAAAAACAGTAAATAGTCATGAAAAAATACACAACATCAATCTTTATACATCAACAGATGACAAACGCTTTATTTAAAGATGAATTTATAACTGAAAAAGTTTATAGATCATCTTCTGATTATTCCGCAACTGACATTAAAACGGAAATCAAATACAATGGTTTTACTTTATGGGACCAAAAATTTAATCCCAATACAAGACCAAAACCACCAACACCTGCACTTAAATTAGGCTCAATGCTGCATAAAGCAGTTCTAGAACCTAATGAATTTAATTCTTTTTATCAAGTAATTGAAAATAAAAGAACTAAAGAAGGTAAAGCAAAAATCCTGGAATTAGAAGAAAAAGGTATTGAAGCTATTTCATTTGAAGAAAAAATTCTTTGTAATGATATATGTGACGCTGTAGCAAATCACCCAATAGCTTCAGAATTATTCGCTAATGGTGCACCTGAACAAAGTTTTTTCTGGGATCATAAAGAAACAAATTTACCACTTAAATGCAGAGCTGATTGGATTAATGGTGATACTATCATTGATTTAAAAACAACTTCTGAAGGTGGTGCTCATGAAGATACTTTTTCTCGTGCAGTAGCAAATTTTTTATACCATATTCAAGCTGCTCATTACTGCGAAGGAATTGGTCTTAAAAAGTTTGTATTTGTAGCTGTTGAAAAGGTTTACCCTTTTAATATTGGTGTTTATGAACTTGACGAGGAAACAATACAAGAAGGCTTACAAGTACAAAAAGAATCGTTAAAAAGAATAAAGTCTTACGTAAAATCCGGAATTTGGCCTGGCTATAACAAGCCAAATGAAGGAATTAAAACTATTAGCATACCTTATTGGGCATTTAAAAAATGACTTTTACTAAAGAACAAATTGAATCATTAAAACAACCTATCAAGCTTGAAAATGTAGCTGAAAGGGAAAGTGGTTGGGGGGATAAAGTTCCTTATGTTGAAAGCTGGAAAGCTATTGACGCGGCCAATCGTATTTTTGGTTTTGATGGTTGGAACTCAGAAACGTTAGAAATTAATCTTGTTTCAGAAGATATAAAATGCGTTTCTTATATTGCCAAAGTAAGAATTACTGTTGGAAATGTAGTTAAAGAAGGTTATGGCTCTGGTCATGGTCGAAAAGGTGGTATTGGCGATAAACACGAATCTGCAGTTAAAGAAGCAGAAAGTGATGCACAAAAACGTGCTTTAAGACAATTTGGCTATCAATTTGGCCTTAGTCTTTATGACGGTAAAAAAGCATGGAAAACTGCTGATACTTCAAATAAAAAATGGAAAAAAGAAGAATCAAAACCACCTGTAAGTCAAAAATCTACAACTTTTATTTTAGCTAAAAAAGCTATTGAAGATTGTAAACAACTTAAAAAACTTGATTCTTATACTGATACCTTTAACGATAGATTAAATGAAGGGAAAATAACTAAAGAAGAATATAGTAAATTAACTGATTTATTAGAAGCTAAATATGTAAATTTAACTGAAGCAATTAACAGCTAATGGATAAACAGTATTTAACTACAAAAGACCTCGCTTATAGATATGGTTTAAAACCTGCAACTATTAAAAGTTGGCGAGATAAAACTAAAGCTGGTAAATCAACAGGTCCGACCTGGTACACATTACCAAAAAATCATTTAGCGATCGGTCATTCTCGAGTTCGCTACGAGCTTCATCAAGTTTTGGCTTGGGAAGAAGCACACAACATTACACCAATTCATTCATTTTAAAAATTATGGCTTATCAAGAATTTGATCCAGCACTTACTCTTCCTGTTAACTTTACAGTTAGAGATAATCCATTTGAAAACAGCAAACAAAAATATCCTAAACAGATGCGTTTGTTTATTCCATTAACCTCAATTGATGAATTTTGTAACCATATAAAAGCTGCTGCAAAAACAAAAGTTGAAACTGGAAAAGTTTATGACATGCGAACTAATGAAAGAGAAGAAGTGGAAGGTATTTATTTAAATGGAAATGGTAGAAAAAATACATTTGAAGATGATGAAGATTCATGCTTTGGAACTATAAATCCTAGAAGAATCCAATTAGTTGATGAAACGGAGGACATTCCATTTTGAATCAAAAAGAATATGACGCTGCTATGTCTCGTTTAAATGATCGATATTTAATGGAATCTACTATGACAAATGAAGATTATTTACGAGATAAAAAAGCAATTGAACTTGAATATTTAAAAACAAAATTTAATTCAAATGCTTAATTCCGATTATCCTAAATTAGTTTTTAATACAAACAAAGGTAATTGTACTGTCACCACATCTGGTGATGGTACTATTCGGACTTTTACTGGTGATTATGAAGAAGATACTAGAACTGAACATGAAAAGTTTTTTGGTATGGACGAAGAAACAATATATAAAAAATATGGAATTGTTTTTAAAAAAACAAAATATGTTATAAACGGCGTAAGGCAATATGAAATGTCTAGCGACTTTGAAGCTATGTTATGGCTTATAAGAAAAGGCTTTGTTAAATATGTTAGAGGTAAAGAAGTATGGAATGAAGAAGCACTTGACGAAGGTTGGGAAAATGCCTGGACCCCTCCTGAAAGTTATAAAGCGCCAGAAAAATCTAAAGAATGGGGTCATGTTTATTTTGTTGAAAGTCAAGGCTATTGGAAAATAGGTCGAGCTACAGCTTCAAGAATAAAAATAAGAATAAAAGAACAACAACCTGATAAAGTTTTAGCTGTTAGTCCTCGTCGTAGTGACTTTAAATCATTAGAAAGAAAGCTTCATAAAATGTTTAAAGATAAAAGAGTTCTTAAATATGAAGTTTTTAGGAATCTTAATAAAGATGATATAAAAGTAATTATGAAAGAATTAGGCAATAAAATTAATGTAGTTATATGATTCTATGAAAAAACCAAAGTTTCCATCTGATCCATACATAGGTAGAATTTTTTTTGATGGTAAAAAAACTTATGAATATATAACTAATCCTTTTTATAAACAGATTCCAGGAGTAAAACCGCAACCTTGCTGGATTGATATTTCACTAGAACTAAAATGAAAAAAGTACATTCTTCTGTAAAACTTCAAAGATTAAAAAATATTAGACGTAAAAATTTAGAACGAAACTTTTTAGATGTTCAGCTTAAAGGTCAAGATCATTATGTAAATATAAAAGAAAATGGAAAAGCACAAGTTGTTTATGAAGAGGGTCGTTGGATTGCAGAACATATAAGAACTGCTGTGCTTAAATTTAATTACGAAGTTGATAAAATTGATAAATTACTAATTCGTGATTTTACAGAAAAAGAAATTAACCAATACGAAAAAATTTTTTTATAGGATTAATATTTTTCTTCTCTTCTTTTTCTTCTGCTAAATTTTTTTTAACTAAAGCAGCTTCTAGTTCAATTAATCTTCCTAGCATTGAAGCTAAAAAAACATCTTGATCCATTTGATGTCTTACTAAGTGAGTGCAATATCTTTTGATGTTGTCATAATCCTCACTTTGCATAATGTCTCTGCATCTCATTTCAACTGAAAGCTGAAGTTCTGGAGGTGCTTCTTCAATTTCAATATTTAAAAATTTTCTCATTGCCTTACTGGAAATAATTGTTTTTCCAATATATCTACAGCACGGTCATCAAGAGTATTTGAAGTTTGTTTACAAATTGCACGTAAAAGATCAACTACTAAACGTTTTACGGTTGTAGTTGTAAGAAACGTCATTAGTAATGGTTTTAAAATTTTAATCATAAAAAATGTGTGTTACTTTCCAAACATAACAATAATTGCTACATTTGGCACATAGCTGTTTGTTAAGCAGAAGTCAATGCTTAGAGATACCCACAAGCAGCTTTTTTCTTATGGAAGATCAAGAAAAAGAAGGTAATAGCCTGATTGCCAATGTGGTGCAATTAATTATTCTTTTTTGGAGTTTAGGGGTTATTTCTTGGTCGTACTTCAATCCAAACCCTACCAGGCAAATTGATACAACTTTCGCTGCTGGACTTTTGTCGGCAGTGAGTGCTCAATTTGGGCTAAACGTCAAAAAAGGTAATGACAAAAAGAAACTTAATGATAATGTTAAGATAGTTGACAATAAAGACTCTAAAGTTGGGGTTGTAAAAAAATGAAAAAACTTTTACCACTTTTGCTGCTTGCTGGTATGCCAGCTTCATACGCTGACATCAATCACTCAATACAGAATGTTGTCTCGGTCAGTACATTAGGAGCAAGTTCAACGAGTAATCGGGTGGGTACGACCTTCTCTGCATCAGGTACAAATGTCACCCCAACAGCAGGTGATACTGCAAATGCTATAGGAACTTTAGATTTAACAGATTCAGCAATAACTAATGGCGTTCCAACAATAGATAATACAACTACTTATGCAGTTACAAATAGTGGTGATGCATGGTCTGTAAGTGAAAGTTTCATACAAGGTGATTCTATCCCTACAAGTTTTTTAGCTACAACAGTCACTAATGGTGTTGTACCAGCATTACCTATTTTCGGAGACACAACAACTGTAAGCGGTGGTGACATTGGTACAACTGCAATGACAATGGATTCTGGTGGTGCAATGACGGTTAACTTATCTGCTACAGGAGCAGGTGTTACAGCCCAGATGTCTAGCACAATAAAACTTGAAATTGATTAATGAAATGGCTAATAATATTTTTATTTGGCATTCCTAGTGCTTATGCAGGGGGAATTACTCCATCGTTCTCTACAGGGCAGATGGAATCTTCTAGCTCTAGTAAAACTATTATTGTGGAAACTATTGTTACGGAAAACTACCGCACAGGTTACTCATATAGTTTGCAAGGCAATAACATCAAAGTTAAGGATGGAACAGTTATATCTCCTGATGCAACCTATACAAACACACAGACAGTTAATGGAGTTTCATTCAAATGGGTAACTCCAGATTTACCGACCAAACCCCAATGGGAAATCCAAACCCCAGGCGAAGCGTTCAGCATAACGGAGAATTTTCTTGCTCCAGGTTTAGACGCAACCAGCACTGTACAAAGAACAATCAATACAGAAAGTCAAAGTACAAGCTTGTCAATTTTTTCAAATTAAGTTTACTTCTATTATTATATTCGCCCAAAACCTTTGCAAATACTGTTAGTTCCCCATCAGCATCAAGTTCTGGAACGGTAATCAATAACGGATATCAAACTATAAATGGGGGCTTTCCAACGATGACTTATGGAGGAAATATTCAATGTCAACAACCGACACTAGCTTTCACTCCATTTGTTACTAAAGGAGAAAACTACAGTACACCTAGAATTACAAAGACTAGAACCAATATCTACAATTTGGCAGAAGATGCAGATGGTAATTTAATAAGCCCAGGAGAAATTTTATATATAAGTGAACAGCCAAGAATAGAACAATCAACTCATAATTTTAATTATGGATTTACTGTTAGCCTACAGATACCATTGGGTGAAGGGTCTGATCTTTGCGTCAAAGCTGCTGAAAACCAAATAAAAGGACAGGAATTTGCATTGCAGAAGGCTCGTTTAGAGGCAAATCTAGCGAGGATGAAGGTATGTAGCGAGCAGTTTAAACTTGGTGTTAAGCTGATAAATGAAGATGCAGTAGCGTGTAAAAACGTAGTATTAACAACAATTCCCAATCAAGTATTACCGCACACTCATAATCTCACAAAGTAGTATCTTTTTTCTTTGTCAAATGTTTTTTTATCTTTTTAAATATTTCAGAGATCACCTTTTTTATCAGAGGAGCCAATAATGCAGAGCCACCAGCAACCACACCCAACACAGTAGTTGATATAAGCCCTTCAGGAGTTCCAATAAAACTTTCTCTGAATGGTACTTCTTCCCAGTTCTCGACACAGTCAAAACCTCCATTTATCTCTATTCTTTCGTAAGAAACAAATCTTTGAATCCTTTTGTCATTTCTGTAATCACCTTTCATAAATTGTGGTTTTTCTGGAGGGCAAGGTTCATATACTACTTTCTTATCTTTCTTTGGCTTTGGTTGTGCCACGTTTGTATCTTTTTGAGTTGGAGCAGTATTTACTGGCACTGGCTCTGTATTGATTATTTGTGCAGGATCATATCTTATCGGAGTATATGATGGGATTTCACCATTTGGACATACTGTATATGTTCCACGTTTGTCCGATATAAGCAATGATGGATTGCGTGTAGTTTCTAGATCACGATGATATAAATAACATCCAGGCAAGTTGCCTTCTAGTTTTGGTTTTGTAAAATATGGTGCATCTGGTAAATCAATAGTAGGAAGTTTTATTTCAGGTATCTTTATTTCAGACACTTACTTACCAGAAAAATGTTTATACATTGCAAAAGCACAAGCTGAATAAATCAAAATTGCCAGAAAAACAGTAAATATAGGAAAAAACATTTATTTTATTATCGGCATAGATGGACCTGTTTTTTTTGGTAATTCTTGGTCTAATACTTTTGGCATCATGCCAGAAACATTATCAAGAACCTCATTCATTACTCTTGCCTTAAATTGTTCGCTGGTTACAAAGCGGAAAGCGTAGTACGAACCGCCTAACATTGACAAGGTAAGAAATAGAGACAACAATGAAGCTATCTGACAAACACGAGCAAACATGGTAAAAGAAGCTATCCTCCGAGCAATAAGTCATAGCCTTATTATATCAATGCTGCTCATAATACCAACCATAGCTCCTTTGTATTTAATAACAGGACTAATGACAAGACAACTTACAGATAAGGTTAACTAGCTGGTACGAAACTTCCCTGCGTAGGAGTTTTTTCTTCACTAATTTTTAAAGTTAACCCAGATAAAATCTCATCGACTCTATCCGTTCCAAGGACAGCTTTTACATCAGCAATAATATCTGCTGTCTTTAAATCAGTTCTACTTGTTAAAGATTCTGGTTTAGTCAACGCACAGCTTCCATAAGATGATGCGTAATAATCTCCATCAACTCTAGTTACTGTCCAGTGTGCAGTATGACAAAAGCCATCGTCTACATCAAAGTCAACATTAGCTAATGCCCAGGTAACAGTTGCCATAATTAGAAGGCAACACCTGTTGCTTGTACTGGTGTATTTTTAAGATCAATTTCTGCTTTTATTCCAGCTTCTAAAGCAGTAACTTCATCCGTTCCAAGTGCATCTTTAACCCAAGTTATCATGGTTGCACTGTCTGGTGTTTTTTTGGATTCGTCAAAGGCAATGAATCCAGAAGGCAATGACTCAGGTTTGACGTAAGTTATTTCACCTGTACGT